CGAGCGTAAAATTTGTTTCTCCGTACAGCCTATCCAGCCACAACTCAACAGCTACTACTTTCTTTAAATCAAACTGCCTTCCCCAATTGAACGCTGGAAACTCCACGTAGGAAGTAATACGCTTATCGCCTTGATCAAACCGCTCATTCTGAGATATCTCCCACAGCTCAATACTGCTATCGTTGGCGAGCGTCACCGAAAAGGCACGCTGCAATCCTCCGAAGTCAGCCGTGAAGAATTGGAATATCGGAACTGATTGCGCCATTCCTTCCCAGATTGGTGGCAGCTTGGTTTCAAAAGTATCAATCGGCGTGAAGTCCATCGAAACCCAAGCATCATGCACGATGCCTTGTGGCACACGTCGAGGTAGCTGCGTCTCAAGGAGTCGATTGTTAAATTCAATCCCGCTACAGGCATGAAGCAACGCACGGTCATTGAACTTGAGGATACGTTGAAGGTTATTGGCAATCTGCCTGTTACCCGGTTGCTGGAAGTAACGAATAGCAGTTACAAGCGAACGTATCCCAGGTTCCAATGATTGGTAGTACAAGTCACCATTCACGGCAACTACACCACGGTCATTGACTGAACCATTAACCTTTTGTACCACTGTCTGAACTGGATAGTTAGCCTTAGTTGTACCAATCCAATCCGTTCTATCGACAGGAACATTGAGTGCGAACACTTGTTTGCGCGTGAAGATGTATAATCGCCCCTCTCCAAGAGTTGCGTCGAGGTTGGCTGAGTCCTTGAGTGCTCGAATCTTCCCCGCAGCTGTGGGAATAGTGAAGCCGTCACCTCCAAGAACTAATGGGCTTTCGGTTACATTCAAAACAGCATCTTTAAATTTGTAACCTATGGTGCCTGAATTACCGCCAACAATGTCACCGGCAGAGTATTGACGATTCTGCGCGTACCATAAACGCCCCTGGAAATAGCACATGCACGTAGCAGCGGGTATTTCATTCACGCCGGGAGTGCCTGGAGCAACCAAGATATTCGTAATGCCCTTGGACCTCCAAAGTGTAGCTCCGTCCCAGAACAAAGGAAGCGTAGCAGCAGGCACTTGTCCTATGCTCTGAAAATCTCCTGCCTGAATGATTGCAAACTGCTCTGCCTGTTCAAAGAACGCTTGCTCAACATCAGGAGGATTGAACAAACCAAACTCAACGGACAAATCGCGTATGTATTGTGTGCCATCAGGAGGCACAAGAAAGATGTGACCACCAATGGATAACAGCAGATATGGATCGCCGCCATCTGGCTCATAAATCATTCCGCCTTGATATAGCGCATTGCCTGCGTGAACAGTCCCAAGTCTGTTCCAGCCTGAGCGTGGACCTATAGCACCATCACGGAAAGTAACATTGTTCGCCCACGATACTTGGTTGCGTGCAAGTCCATTTGGAATCAGTGAGCCTTGTATCGTTGTAACTTTAACGCTATCGACACCGCCTGAGAAGTCCGCCGCGCCATCGATTTTCGTTACGTCACTTGCCATTCTTGTAATTGAAGTTGTAGCTATAGTGCGTTATTTACAAGCTAAATGAGCATCCGAAAACCACGCATCGAACAGAAGGCAGCGAATCAGATTAACCTCTATAACTTATGGTTTTCGACAACTATCCATCCTTTATGGCGCGAGTTGCTAATGATTCAGCATGGAGGCAGGTGGACAAAGAAGGACGGCACCATAGCGGGAAACGGGAATCTGTTTCATTACAAAGAGGCAATTAGATTGGCATGGCCGCACATAGACCAGCATCGGTGGTTCGATGTGTTCGCAGAAAACTGGCTAATCTACAAATATGTAGCAGTCCTTGGTCCAAAATCGTCCGGAAAAACTTGCGATGCGGCTGTGTTCCATTTGATTGATTACTACGCCTTTCCCAATTGCACCACAACGGTAGTTTGCTCGGACACAAAGGAGAATCTTGAGGATCGTATCTGGGGAGAGATTAAGAAGCTCCACCGAATAGCTAAGGCTGATTACGCATGGCTACCGGGCCAGCTAATCGAAGGGCGCACGCGCATAGTCACAGACAATCGAGATGAACATACAGAGGGGCGTGATTTCAGGAATGGAATGGTCGGGGTAAGTTGTAAGAAAGGTAATGCGGTGGTTGGCATTTCGGCTTTCGTTGGTCGCAAGAACAAGCGGGTTAGGTTTTGCGCAGATGAGCTTAGCCTGCTTCCCATGAGCTTTATTGACGCCACAGCATCACAAGCCAATCCCGAGGTAAAAGTGACAGGAATGGGCAACCCCGCGACAACAACCGATGCTTTAGGGGCACTCGCGGAACCTGACGTTACCCTTGGGGGTTGGGATAGCGGCATTGATCAATCTCCCAAGACCAAGACATGGAAAACCCGTTGGCCTAATGGTATCGCCATCCAGCTTCCCGGCTCTGATTGTCCAAACATGGACGTGCCAGAAGATGCGCCCGTGCCATTCCCCTATTTGATGACGCGCAAGCAAATGGAGGAGGATGCCAAGATATGGGGCAAGGAGGATTGGCATTACACCATGTTCAACGAAGGGCGTATGCCACGGGGTCAAGGCTCGCGGCGAGTTCTCACACGCCAACTATGTCTTAAGAATCACGCGATGGATGAAGCGATATGGGCGAGCGTCAACCGTACGCGCATTGCCTCCCTGGACGCAGCTTACCGTGCGGTAGGTGGTGATAGGTGCGTATTTGCTATCTTTGAATTTGGACCGGAAGGAAATATTGCCGCACTGCCTGAATCAGAATTTACCGTTAGCCAGCAAGTGAATAGCGAATCACGCCAAGTGCTGTTCTCGCTCAAGGAAATTTCCATAATCCCAATTGAAGGCAACGATTTTGAATCACCCGAGGATCAGATTGTCATGTATGTAAAGAAAGCGTGTGAAACAAATTCCATTGCTCCGCGCAACTTCTTCTTTGATTCAGGAATGAGAACATCGCTCGTAACAGCTTTCTCTCGCCTATGGTCTGTGGACGTAAACCCGATTGATTGCGGTGGGCGACCATCAGAACGTAAGGTTTCTGAAAACATCGACGTGCTCGCGTGTGACTATTACTCCAAGAAAATTACAGAGCTTTGGTACTCATGGAGGCTCATTGTTGAGGCAGGTCAATTTCGCGGGATGACCGAGGACGTGATGAAGGAGGGCTGTCAGCGCGAATGGATGACCGTTGGCGGAAACAAGATCGAAGTCGAGACGAAGGCAGACATGAAGCTTAAAACTGGTCGCTCGCCTGACTTAGCTGACTGCGTTGTAATTGGAATTGAGGGCGCACGGCAGCGAGGTTTCCACATTAAACGCATGGTCAACGAAGAATATGTTGAAACTGATACGCGCTGGAAAGATGAATTACGCCGTAAAGCCTTAGCTATCACCAAGAAATACCAACTTAATTATGCTGCTTGACAACTTGTCAATGTGTGGCACAATAACACATTATGAAACTTAAAACATTTGTTCCGTCTCTTATCGTTGCTGGCGTCCTCGCACTCACCGTTCCATTTATTGGAAAAGCAAAGGCCGATCCAGCCCATCATCAGTCATCACATGCTACAGTATTATTCAGTGCGAGTGCGGCAGTTGATGGAACGATTAGGATCTACTATCTCAGCGCCTCTGGCCCCGGCATCCCTGAATTGTCACTCGATGCAGCAGAGGCAATAACCCAACTTAGAAATGCCGGGTTTGAAATGATCCCATCACAGACTGGGTGGTTCTACACGTTTACTCGTTAGAGGACAATCGCCAATATTCCTCCATTTACGGTTCTTGATGGTGTTGGAGTTGGCAGTGATACTGTCGTAGAAAATGCTATTGCGGCAGCGTAAAGCAACGGAACATACACCACGCCAGAAGAAGCAACAGCAACCGAAGTTGACCGATCTGCTCCACTTCCAGGGGATATATCCGCCGTACCAAATGAAAACGCATTACTTGCAACGCCTGCGGAAGTTAGTGCGGCCACGTATCCATCATATACTCCATTGGAGGTTAACCTGATCGACCCTATGTCCATAGTGTTCCAAAACCTTCCAGCGAATACAATATTTCCATTGGGAGCTATCGCAAGCCCCAAGATATCATCTGCATTGCTGGAACCGCAAACGAATGCCCCAAATGACCATGTTGGGACAAGGGTAGTTTTGTTTAATGTTGTGATAAAAACATCCTCTGTCGTGGTTCCCTTATTACTAAATGGAATTCCACCAATAGTTATTGTGACGCTTTTAAATGTTCCACCCACAACCAAATTTCCATTGGAATCGACCCGGCATCGGATTCCCGCTGATGATCCAGTCCCAGTGGTTTGAAAAGCTACTGATGCAAGGGATGCCCCAGATGTACTAAATTTAGCCACGAATGGGATCAATAGGCTGGAATTGGATGTAAGCGGAGTTCCCGTGCCTTGGCTAAAATCCACGGTTCCATTGAATGTTCCAGTTATAAAACTATCTCCAGTTACTGGATCGACGGCAATTCCATAACCAATTTCGCCTGTTACATTGCTACCAAACTTTTTAGCCCAAGATACTGATCCATCGGTAAGAAACTTTGCCATGAAAATATCCTGAGATCCGACAATGGTAAGTGCCACGCTTCCTGTTGCCCCGGGAAAATCTGAGTGTTCAACAGTCATATTTCCTACGAATGAACCAGTAATCCAAATGTTTCCGTTGTTATCCGTAGCTATCCCAAACCCAGCCTGATCTCCAGGGAAATATGTAACCCCACCACCGAACAAGGTAGACCAAATATAAGTTCCGGCAGATGAGAGCTTGAGCACAAAAATACTACCGAATTGATTGGCGTTTTTTGTATGTCCATCAAAATCGACTGTGCCACAACACCAGCCTGTAACTAAAATGTTACCGTCTTTATCAACAACAATGTCCTGGCATTGACTTTGACTGATAGATCCCAAGAACAATTTTCTCCAACTCAATACTCCAGCGGCGCTATATTTAGCTACAAATAGTCCCCATATCCCAGATCCATAGGGATCTGCGTGTCCGCAAACGTAAACATTTCCAGAAGAATCCACAGCCGAACCATAAACAGCTAATCCAGCGTAGTCATTAGATGCTCCGGGAACATTTGGAAAATACAACTGTGTCGCCCATTGCGGACCTTTAGGAATTCCCCTTGATACAGGTATAGGATCGCCACTATCAATAATCTGTCCAGTCATGGTAATCCCATAGAGCTTGTACCAATTTGTGCCCGCGAGCGGAGACGGATCGACCCAACTCGTTTGATCCCCTGAAATACCATCTTGATACAAAGAAAGGTTCGAAGAATCAGAGCCACGGTGAATGTAGAATTTGCTTATTACATCAGGCATAGTTTTAGAATGTTGGGGGAATCCATGCTAAGTGAATACCGTCAGGCTTATCTTCTCCTGTCAGCACCATTGGAACTTTGTCGTGAATACGAAAGAAAGCATCAGGCGCCATTGCAACTACGGTTTGTGTTCGCGCCATTGTAAGGTTTCCAATCGGTCCCCATGCGCCAGTTAAGTCGCCTTGCTCGATCATAAACGGACCTACGCCATCAGCCCATGTCAGTGTCACATTGTTTCCATCGACACTTATTCCAGTAATCCGCAATCCAACAGGTATGGCCTTTGGCAAGAATGCTGGTGAGAAAGATTGCACGCTCACCTTCTTCAAAGATTCAACGTGCTCAGCGTCCTTTGGGGAACGCAGCACATTCATTCCCGGTGGAGTAGGAGGCAGCAATGCACCAAACCCAATGCTGCTGCCTATGAATTTGCGCCGGTTTATGTCCATGAAAGGCAAATCTGATTTGTATTCGGTGGAGGACATGATGCGCCAACTAAAACGTAATGCTTTATTGCCGAAGCAATGTCCCAATCAACTTCCGCGTAAGTTCCTCCAGGACCACCACCAACGAACATTACCAAGCGATAGTTGTAGATTCGATTAGGAGTAGAATTGTCATGGTAAGTGCTCGGCAAGGTTGGATCATCCCATCCCGTTGCAGCCTGTATCCATGTTTGCATGGTCTGCCAATCACCGTCCGAAGGAGCACCAGTATTTGCAGGATTAATCAGAAGCTCAAACCAATGAGTTCCGCCTAGCGGGTGATTTGTTAAAGTCGGTGAACGCTGGAGGTAAATTTTACTTGGAGTAGGACCGGGTTCCATCAGTTGAGTAGTTGGGTAGGTCCAGCGTATATCTGATCCAGAACCCCCTGTTGCATTACTTCCTGTCGCATCGACGAATAGGCCGTAGAAATTTCCCGCAATGTCAGGAGGATCGCCATTAATTATCTGAAATCCTCCGCCGCCTTCACCACCATAAGGCAACTCCCAACCTGTATTGCTAATCAGTCCGTCAGTCTTTTGCCACACGATCTCATTTACGAAATCGAAGCAAAGCGCATTTTCCTCATTGGCAACGTACACATTGCCCTCTGGACTACCAGCGTAGACGTACGCTTGCCTGAATTGATCTACTCCAATCCCACCATTGGATGAGGTTAAGGCCGAAGCCAGCAGTTGCATCTGTAGCCCCGGCCATTGAGTGCTTCCGCTAAAAGCACCCGCTGCTGTCATCGCTTCGAGTATCGTCATAGTTACTTGTGAATAGCCGCGCCGAATACCGCCCAACCCAGAAGTGCCAGCAATACCCAGAGCACCAAATTATTGATAGCCCATACGCCTATTGTGGCGCGATTGGTGTAGCCTCCGAATAACAAACCGATAATCATTATCACCCAGAACAAAAGTCCTATCGCCATACAATGCCTTTTTGTTAATTGTTCATTGACACTACGATTGAATCGCCGCTAAGTCACTCAATAAATCATCCTTTGCAAATCCCTCTGGAGTTTTGCCTGATTGCAAGTATTCCTCGGTGAAGTACGCCCACGCCTCATCGCAATAGGTTTCGTAAAACGTACGCGTCATCTGCTGCTCTCTCCCCCAAGTAACGCAGTAAAGGTTTTCCCTGAATCCTATGAGTGGAACATAGTGGCCCCCAGATATGGTTGCGCCGGGAACAACACTCCAAGTATCAAAATTCGAGAACTGATCCATCGCACTATTCGGAAATTGAAATCCGATTCCCACTGTCCCAAATATGTACAACGCCGTAAGTAGATTCTTCCAGCTTCCTGGTTCTATTGACACAAACACGCCAATCTTATGCCGATTCCCCATAAAATCCTCAACGCCAACGTCACGCCGATACTTCATTGCATCGCGCACGAGCGTTCCTTGATCTGATGAGAGATTTAACGGAGTGTATCCAGTAACGGCTGAGTAATCTGAAAGCACGCTTGTTTCAGTGAATACTCGCCCGATGCCCCCCATAGATGAAAGCAGCATCGTTTCGTGTGCTGCACCGCTGAATACACAGCAACCCACCTTGTCATTTGCGAGCATTCTCCAGTCTGAAATCACGCCCTCATGCCCAAATGCCTCGGGAATATCTGGAAGCTTATGCGTATCAACGTATCGAGACATGAGTAAGTCCCGATGATCGTAAGTTGGAGAACGCTTTCCGAGCTTCATTTAGGCGGCATTGGTGGTGAATTTGTGTCCGAGTATGAAATGGCCCCCACCACCTTGTACGTATTGAAAGCATCATCCGCATTAAGCTCAAGGACGGCAATTGGCCTGCGGTCTGTTTCATTGAATTGAAGGGCGAACACAGGCGCAAAGGAGTCAAGGGCACCAACTGACGCAGCTTTTGGACGTTCTGATGCCGCTAATGCCTGTTTCTGAGCGAATACGGTGGCATGTGCAGGAGGGTTCTTGGGCGAGAATAGCTGGTGCATCAACGGAGGCGGATCGCCACGAAAACCAGCATCCACCTGTTCAACGATTGTCGTATCGAATCCACTCTGCCCTATTTTGAGACGGTCTGAGAATGCTGGGGCAATAAGTCCATTGGTGGAGCATGGAATGAGCGTCATGGTATCACTGCAAAACCCAAGCCTTAAACCCCATCCGTTGTAACTAGCCTGAATGCCTAAAACCCTACTGTGATGAGTGGCTATGCAAGGAAATGGAGGCTTCTTCAATTCTCGAACCAGGGATGTGCAACCACAGAGCGGGATTAGAAGAATCGGCCAAAGCTTCATTCGTCCTTGTGGTTATCCCGCCACGTTCTCACCCATATCGCAACAGCCATAGAAAACATAGCTACGGCACCTATCGCGCCCACCACAAGGACCGTGTCGTGAAAGAGCATTTATTTGAGGTGCGGAGGCAATGGTTTGGCGGATTTCTTTTCCGACAAAGCAACTCCCGTCCCCTGACGCATCCCCAAACAAACCGCTTCAGAGTACGCCATGACGTTTGTTCCAATAAGTGGCTCAACCCGATTCCAAATGAGCAACACACCGTTGACGATGATTTTAGAGTTGGAATTAGTGATCCCAGCCTTCTCTAAATCCGCCAAGATAACCGTGCTTGAGAAGTTGGTATTGCCGGATGCTCTGCAAATAACATCTCGCGCTATCCCTACTTCTTCCGCTGCCTTGGGATAAACAAGCAGACCGAGCGCAACGGTGTCTCTCACATCGCCTGCAATTGCAGCAGGCGTTGTCCACGGGTTAGGTCCGGGTGGATTTACGCATCCAGCAAGAAACGTGATTGAAACAGAAAGGAGTCCGAGCTTTAGAATAAGTGATTTCATTGTTTGTGAATCTGCGTCTTATTGCCTCTAGCGTCAATGCCATTAAGGAGCTTTTCCAAGTGCGCCCTGTCCCTTTGGCTAACTCGAAAATAGTCCTCGATATCGCGTATCTGGCGCAACGTTTCCATGTGAAGCTTGTCAAGTGTTGGCTTCTTAGCCCTTCTCACGAAGTGTTTCGGTGTTCTCAGCGATTTGGACTCGGTTTGACTCCACCTTTTCAGTTAGGACTTTGACTTGCTTAGCATCAGCAGCGAACAGATGCCCAAAGAAAATACCAAATCCATTAAACAGAATCCCAAGCCCCATACACCAAACTGCGATTGGCTTTGGAAAGTCTGGACTCATTGTGTTTAGGAGTGTTGGCGCTCCGAATAGGAATATTCCGAACGCCGCAAATGCACCGCCAAGGGTTGACTTCATGGTTATGTTTTAGGCTTGTTTTGGGAATCGATTGAAGCTTGTTTAAATATATGATCGTTGTAAAGCTTCTCAGCCTCATCTGCTAATTGAATGTCGGATGGGAGCTTTGTCATATCGGCGATTCGTCTTGCCTGTAACCAGTTTACTCGAAGCTGCACGCCCATGTTAGAATTAACCAGGGTATGAATGTTGCCAGCAATTGTCGCAGCCTTCCGTGCATCTAATCGGTTCATTATTCCAACGATAATTAGCCCGATCATTGTGCCGAACCCGGTGAACGCTTGGATTTGTTCAGTTGTCATGTTTTTTTAACCATTTCTTGAGCTTTAAAAGCTCACGTTCACCATCACTCACAATCAACGGAGAGGCTTTGTCTTTTCTCAATTGAGCCAGTCGTTTGTTGATGTAGTCAAGTATTTTCACTGAACCGTGAAGCTTTGCAGGTGGAGCGTTGCTGTTCCGTTTGTTGTGCCAATACCTAAATCAAAAAAGTGGTCCGATCCCATACTAACACCAACCGTCACGCAACCCTGTGCAGCGGCCATGAATTCAGCTAAACAAACCGAGCCGTTACAACCATTTCCGTGTGACCAGTTCATAGGCTGAACGGTGGTTGATATTGTTACCGTTCCCAGGGCATCGTTAACCACCGTTCCATTTGACGCAAACCAGTAAGTCTCAACATTTCTGGTATTGGAATAATCCGTCCGGCTGGAGAAATACAATCTGGCTGCTGCGATCATCCCGTAGTCTCCGGGACAGTTGTAACAACCCCAAACATAACCTGGATCGCCGCTCGTCACACTGACCGTGAATGTCGCAGTGATGGTCTTGTCAGTGATATCCACAACTCGGTTCGTCACTAAGAGTGCCGTATAGTTGGCAAAGGCCGAACTGATTGGGCAAGTAGCCACGTCACCTGAGTCTGGAGCGGGCGCATTTGCGGCTGTCCATCGTGAAAGATTTGTGGTGAATATTTTCCAACCTCCACCTCCGCCACTTGGTTTCGCAGCAGTGAGTATGAATAAACCAATAATTAAAGAGATAAGTTTTTTCATCTTAGGAGTCCGTTAATTAACTTTATGTCAGCCGTGGTATTGGTAGGAATTGTAGCTGTGACAATCGGACCAATCAAACTGAATGGGATCTGAGCAAAACCACCAGCCAACGCCGGAGACGAAGACTGAAGCGTAAAATTATCCGCGGCGTAGTTCACGAACACCGCGTCACTATTATTTGTAAACGAGTTAAGTTCGGTCACATTGGTTTGAGCATTATCATACCACGTCAGCCATAGATTTGTTCCATACTTTAAACTAGTAGAAATCACGTCGTGCATGGCCAGAAACTTGTTATCCGTCAAAATCGTCAACATGTATGGATACTGATTGCTCCAAGGGGAAGTGGTGTAAGGCATGGCAGCAAGTTTGGTTTCAAAGGCCGGTTCCGCTCCAGCGTCCCATGCTGCGATAAGTCTCTGGTCACTTTGGATACAAGCCTCAACGCAATCTACGAACATATTGTTGGTGATCCCATTATTACGCCCGCCGCCCTGCTCAATGCCTCGGTACACTCGGTTGAAACAATTACCGTAGACGTTCACTCCACTGAGGCAATCGTCTAGATAAACACCCATCACGTACCCGGCTGTTCCTGGGGTTAGTCCGTTTCCCGGTGTAATATCATGCATCCAATTGTAGCGAATTACGTTTCCCCCATACGTCCAATCGTTTCCTGAATAGATCGCTCCTGCGTCTGATGTGGCCGTGCAAACATTGTAAAGTTCGTTGTACTCGATGGTGTGGTTGTTCCCAGTAAAGCTGACACCAATTGCCGGTATATTATAAATCCGATTGTGTCCAACGTAACTACCCACTCCAGAAATAACCGCAGCGCGACAATCCAGGTTTAGCCTGCCACAATCGTGCATGAGGGAATTACTGATAATATTTCCGCCGCTTAAAAGCGTAATGCGATTACCCCCTTGAATCCATATCCCGTACTGACCCGCTCCTGAAAGATCGCAATCCTTGAATACAACATTGGTGCTGGTCTCTCCAAAACACAGATAGGACGCGCAATTACGATTCGTGCAATGATCGAATGTAATATTATTGCAATCCGCGAATTTCATTAACCACTCTGCCGAATCCTCAAATGTGAGTCCTCGAAATACGAGATTGGTTGCTGCATTAAGATTAAGAACGCTTCCGTTGACCTGGGAGATTGTAGCGACCCCGGATGCGATTGCTGTAGGTGGCCAGAAATAAACAAACTTGTTCACCCGGTCTAAATAGTACTCACCCGCTGTGTCCAATTCCTCTAAGACATTCACGAACTTATACCGCTGTCCAAGCGTAGGAGGCTGCCATCCTGCCGCTGGAATTGTAAGCGTCACATAGTTCGTGTTCGTGTAAATGGCACTAACCAAATATCCCTCAAACAGATAATTAAACTTCCAGAATCCAACAGCCATTATATCCCCGGTGTTCGTCCACAACGAGGCGTTGGCATTGGTATAGAGAAATGAATTTGTAGGAGAGCCAATCGTGCCTACGTACAGCCAGTTAGTTGTGTTTGGATACTGAGCAACCGTCATAGGTGAACCATTCCAAAAAAGTTCGTTTTGGTGCACGAACGAATCCCCAATTTGAATACCGTACGCGGCCTGAGCAATGAACGCTGGAAATGCCGACAAATTGGCCTGATAAACTGAGTTCGTCGCAGCAGCAGGCAACCGCGCCAAGGCATTTGCATTTGTAACGGGCACCCAATTTGTAACAGCCAGACCACCCGAGATATGAACGTCAGCATTGGTGTATGCCTGATAGGTAATCGGATTTGCCGGTGAACCACTGTCGTAATAGTGCAGGTAAAAACTTGGATTTGAGATCACCCGATATGTTCCCTGTAAAATATAGACATTGTAAGCAGAGGAGCCAATAGTTCCGTTCAGCGCCTGAACCGCTGCTCTGGCCTTTTCAAGAGTTAGAAACGGGGTTGCAAGCGATCCGTTTGCAGAGTCTGACCCGTTGGTAGAGACATAAAAATCCGTAGCCGAAACGGAGAATGCAAAGAGCAGTAGAAATGCGAATCTAAACATCACGGGAATCCACTTGGAAAGTAAGTGGTCCTCCAATAATTGGACATGGTGTTTGCTGCTGCTGCTGTAAGGTTTGTGCCGAAAATTCGAATAGCGACAATGGAATTTGGTCCAGCACTGCCGATGCTTTGATTGTTGGCAAGAATAAATCCCGAATCTCCAGTTGTTGTAGCCCCAACAGATCCGCTCATGTATGCAACTCCATTAGTATAAACAACTGAACTTGCTGAATTATACAGCCACCTCCAAATCATATAACGATTCGTGACTCCAGCTAGGTTTGAACTGGTGTAAAAAGTTCCAGAACCTCCAATGACTCCCTGCCTTACCAAAGCCCCAGAGTTAAAAGAATAGAGCCTGAAACTAGCGTTTCCACTGTCGAAGAAATAATACGTCGAACCAGTGTTTGTTGTGCTTAACACCATCCAGATTTCGCATGGCTGGGCTGAGGTAAATGTTGAAGAACTCAGGTACCCTAATGTTCCAGAATAATACATTGCGCTATGACCATTCAGAACATTTGCTGTGACAATTGGACGCCTCGCAGCAACATCTGCATTTGTTAAATTCCAACCGCTTGTGCTGTTATCTGGAAGAACCACAAATGACCCATTCGTTGCAAACTGATCTACGGTGCTATCGTAAATTACTGGATAACCAGGAGTTGATCCAGGAAGCCCCGTGGATGCCGCTGGGGTTGCAATCTTCCCAACAAATGCCGTATCTCGAAGCGTGAATGCCTGACTAAAGCATGACAGTGATAGGAGGCAGAGAATGAGAACAAGAGTAGGCATCAGAAAATTGGCAGAGCAATTCCGTTAGTCACTGCATTTCCGTAATGAAAAACCGTTATCGAAGTCAAATTTGTGACATACCATACCCCCTGGGTTTTCCACGGAGTTGGAGGTGTAATAACCACTGCTGCTGCTGTGCTGTTCGTGATCATCATTACGCACGTCTCAGCCCTAGTCGCGTCCACGTTGATTGGCGCGAGCAATGTGAAAGCGGCGTTAGTGCTTATCAGTGAATATCCCAGCTTAAAATCAGGGGCCATCGTTGTCAGATTGGTAGGATACTGATGTTGCTGGGCCGTAAGCATCCCGTTGGTCTTGTCAAGGGTGATCGTGGTCGCGCCATTGTACCATTCTTTCTGAGTCCCAGCAGTCCATTCGGAAGAAGTTAATGTACCCGTATTTGTGATCACGGTATGAGTCGCGTCATGAGAGAATGTCCGTCCACCAACGACAGCGGAGAATGTTCCGTTCGTGATTGTTGTCATGTCGGCTACGTTTGTTCCGAAGCTGGTCGTCTTATTTGTTCCGTAACTGGACAGGTAGATCGCTCCCGGCGTATCGCGCAGTTCAAGGATACTGTTAGAAAGTGAACCACTAACAGAACTGGCTGAAATCGAACCACCAGTAATCGATCCATTCACAACAAGATTCGAGTAAATTGTAACGGTGCCATTGGTGCCGCTTATTTCGACCCTGTTTGTGAGTCCCTGTAATGATGATCCTGTTGTTCCGGGTCCAGAAGTAGCAAGAAAGAGAGAGGGAGCATCACCAATTCCAGTAGGTCTTCCTGATCCAATTATGGTTGGAGAGCCACCTTTGTTGCTACCGCTACCTTGAGCACCGGCAAATACCACATTGGACGCGGAGGAACCAACGGTGTTATTGGTTCCCAACTGCAAGTACCCCACAGTGCCACCATAAACCAAAAAAGCAGCGGTGTTGCTAATTCCAGAACCGAAACCAAGCAAGTTTCCTGCAAGATCAAGCTGAAGTGTTCCCATTACTCGCTCTTTGTTAAACGCAGCGGTGATTCCAGTATCACGGAAGAACTGTAACATCGTATTGTCCGTTGTGAGTCCGAATCCAACCCCTCCAACACCAGAACCAAATTGAGGACCACTGCTAAGCCCAGCGGCACCGTGCATACGACTGGCCCAAACATCCAACCAAGGTTTAGTGCTAATCCCCAAGGTTTGAAGTCCCGCTCCAGTGCTCCCGGTATCGGGATACATTCCTCCAACCGCATGGCCAACAAGCTGGTTTGTAATCGGCTCTATGTTTACGGCATCATTAATCAATATTCCCTGCCTCTGGCTCGCTGCACCTGTAGCTCTTGAGCGGATATGATGAGCCTCGCTTCCTCCAGCAGCAGCAGCAATAATCTGTAAATAGTTTGTGTCACCGCCAGCAGTTTCACGCCCATAAATATTGTTAGTAAATCCGCTATTAAAGTCTCCTCCATCGGGACGTTGACGAAATTCAACGAGATTGGTTCTATCGCTAAAGATTGAACTATTACCCACATTGGTTCCACCAACTACATTGAATTTTGCAATCCAGTTATTTGTGCCTGGACCGATACGGGCGTTCTGATTGATCGAATTTGAAGACACAATCTGGATCGTATTCGTCAAGTCTGTTACAGAAACAGTGTACGCAGATCCGTTAGTAACCACAGTTACATTGGTTCCGGCTATTACAACATTTGTGCTACCACCACTAACCGTTTGCCAATATAATTGCTGTGGGGCACCTCCGTCTGATGTTAGGACTTTACCTGCTGCCCCATTGGTGGCAGGCCATAAATAATCTACCGCCTTTATTTTTGTTAAGTCCCCATTGTCATCCATGTTAAATTTCGTATTTCCGCCTGATTTATATTCCAACTTACTTCCAGAGGTATCAGCGGCAATATTGAACACTCGTGAGCTATTTGTTGACTCTGCCTCAAGTTCAAATCTGGATCTGGAACTATCTTTTCCAGCTAATATATTAACGGCCATGTATGAATCAAAAAATCCACCATCAGACTCATATCCTTTGACCTGCCAGTTTAAGAATTGCAGTGGAGGTTCATTGCTATTTACGGTGGTTATTGTTTCAAAAAAGACCGCACCCCAGTCTGTCAAATCTCCAGTAGGTCCATTTCCTTTACCATAAAATACACTCCCATCAGACCGAATATAAGCAGTAGGATTACCATTAGTCTGTCCAATATGCAGCCAATTTACAGCATGTGGACCTGTGTCAGTGGTAATCACAGCATTAGTACCAGCTATGGAAACTTTGCCGTATGTTTGATTTCGGTTGGTGATTGATCCATCAATGGAGTTGGTGCCCATCATTCCAGTGACGATTCCCTTTACACCACTAACGGTATTCGATCCAAAGTATGTCGGACCAAGGGAGCGATAATCTATCAGTTGCGCGGAGGCAGGAATCGCAAGGACGAAAATAGCCGCAAGTAATCTGAGTATCTTCATAGTTTGTTTAACCGCTCCAATCCGTTCCTGACCATTTCCACATTTTGTAGGGCGCGTCCTTGTCATAATTTATAGCGCAAGTAACGCTGGCATCGGGTATTGGAGTGGTAGGCATTTCGCCACCGTAGTTCCCGCAGAATACTTGCTGAGCACCACCCCCACCTCCGCCACCGTTGTTGACTATTTGGCAGGCAAGGTAAATCAATACTGCACCTTGCATATGATCCGGTACGCACTCGGAGATACACCGAGCATTATCAATTAAATCGGCGCTATCGCATGAAACTTGTGCCATTTGACAGAATAGGGATATGAGGACTGCCGTCTGCATTCCTCGGGGTACACACGAATCCAAGCATCTTGCTTCCGAAAGCAGATCCTCAGAAATACAGCTTATTGCCATAAGTCACTACGGGGTAGTCGAGCTAAGGAGATTGGTTGAAAGCTGAGTGACCTTGTAAAGAACGCCATTACTTGGAACGACAATCACCATTCCGGCAACTGGAGTGAAATTTGCAGCGACATAGTTTGTTGGCATGGCGAACATACCGCCGCGAAACTGGCCATAACTGCTTGCAGCCGTTACGTTGGTGACGGTAACGATCTTGTTTGTTGCGACCAAGAGAACAGACTGAAGCGTTCCTCCTCCCTGCGAAGTAGAAAATCCGAATCCCCATGTGTCATTATCATAAGCTCCGGCTGAGAGATAATAGGTGCCTCCTCCGCCAGCTTCATAAGCATTTAATCCTACCGAGGTGGCCGCTCCAAACATGCTAGAACCACCAGTTGTTTGAATAACATGCGTGCCACTCACTGATAGATTCCCGGCAAACGTCATATTGGGCGTAAACCCATTTGTGACTATGGCAGATGGAAATAGCGTGTTTACCTGTGCTGCTGTGGATGCGCTACCGTCGGCATCAATTGGAACAGCCCCAGAAGCTGCCGCACTTGATAATGACTTATCCGCACCTGACATTGTGATCCTTGAGGCAGTTAAATTGCTGAGTGATAGAGAATGCGCGGCATCAATCCCGATATTGTTGCTTGCAAGGAATGCGTTGACGTTGTTGTTGGTAACAACGTATCCAGGCGAGAGCGCATTAACCTGAGAAAATGTCGTTGCGCTTCCATTCGCATCTACGGGCACCGCTCCAGAAGCCGCCGCGCTCGCAAGACCGTTATCCGCTCCAGAAAGAACAATCCTTGAAGCGGTCAGGTTGGAAAGTGAAAGTATATGCGCTGCATCCATATTGACAGTATTGCTTAAAACCAATGCAAAGGAGTTGTTCTGCGTTACGATGGTTCCGCTCTGCGCTAGAGCAAAAGCTGTCGCATTCGAGTAAGCTGCTGTGCCTGCGTTGGTAATTGATGATACGGACCAATTAGTTCGTCCTGAAATGCCCGGAATATTTGTTAATCCGGCTCCGTTTCCGGTGAAATTACCCACGTATGAGTTTAGAGCACCGAACGCACAGGAAGTCATCGCTAACAGGATTGCAATAAATGTTTTCAATGCCATGCTCCTTGCCAATACATCCACTGACGCCCATCCGAATCGACCACAATAGCCGATATATCCGGTGGGTTTAAAACTGGAGGTCCACTGTAATCAATAGAGTTAGATCCTCCTCCGCTAATGCCTCCCTGTTCCACAAGCTGACAAGCAAGTGATATAAGCACTGACATTTTAGCTCCATCGGGAATACATTGGTCTAGACACTTCGCATCACTTAACAGCGTATCTGGGTCACTTGGCATATCTACGAGTTCTCCAAACAGAAGTATAAGCACCGCCATTTGCAAACCCTTTGGAAGGCAGCAATCCAGAAATCGAGCGTTTTCGATTAGCTCTGCTGGTTCGCATGATGGCATAAGCTAGTCCATGTAGCCTGCCATCTCAGAGGAAGGCTGAGAGCTTTCACCCTCGGCCATTTCGTTATCAGGGGAAGGCTCCGAAGATTCGTCATCCTTACCACCCGGATAGGAAATTTGATACTCGCCTGAATCCAAAACTTTCTCCACGCGCACAGTGAATTCATCGCCGGGTTTCATGCCGGGACAAAGTGAAGAATCGACAAGCGCGGTCTTTCCTGAATCCGATCCTTTGTCTGTTGCTCCTTGCGCCGAACCTTGTTCACCACTCGGCTCAGAATCATCGTAATAATCCATAATTCCTTTCAGTTAAGGTATGGGAAACCGCCCTGCCCAAGAATCAATTGAGCAGGGACGGTCAGCCATGCACTACGCTTAAATGTCAGGGGTTGCCGGGACTGCACCACGATCAGGAGGATTTCCATCCTGCGATCCAGTCGGCACGCCTGTGCCATATTGTGCCGCAAATGCAGCGGGCACCGGGCATTCAGGATTAGTCGAGGCATACGCTTGCGCCGGGTATCCAGGATCAGCACTGCAAGCTGCGATTTCAGGGATGCATTGTTGTTCACTGACGTGGAAGATTGCTTCCATGAATTCCGTGTACAACGGGCGAATGTAATAAACAAAGTCGCCGATGAACTGACCCTTGTTACGGCGCTTATTCTGAATCGCAACACCGCTCGAATCCGCGCCAAGGTTGTCCATGACGAACATCCATTTGCCCGCGAAGTTACGATGACCAAAAGGCATCTCAGGATTGATTGTGCCAGAATCAGGCACGAGCAATTCCATCGCTTTCTTGTGGAAGATGTACGACAGCCGATAATGCGCTTTATCGTAATCAGGGTTAGGAATCGAACCAATGCCAGCCGAACCGCCAGCGCCTGTGGTGATTTCGTTGCGATACGGCAGCACTACTTGGTAGCGATACCGATTGGCGCCTACGCCCGCGCCCAAATCCGTCACGTAGTTGAAACGCAGCCCCATTGGGTCAACACGCGCCATGTAGTTACCAATCTGGCCGCTATAACCGTAGCGCCAATACTTGGTTGATTCGTCAAACTGGGTGAAGCGCCAGTTACCGAGCACATTGGGGTTATTAGCGGCACCGACACCTGTTTGACCACCGAGATGATCCAACTGCCATGCCGTATCCAAATCCGTTACCAATTCAATGAACGGCGAGGTTTCCTTGAAAGGATTTTTGCCCGCGTAACCTTCGAGCATCAAAGGATTGAACCGCGCCTGCAACATCTGCGGCGTCAACTTGAACACGCGGGACGGTGACGCGCTGGTATCAAAGTAAATTTCGTCATCACCATTCACACCACCGAGGGTCCACGTAAATGTGAACACGCCATCGGTGCCATTGACGCCAAAATTCCTGTTAGCCACGTCCTTTTGACGCGCCCACAATAGCGCACGTTTACGAAGGAAATTCGAGGAAATAGCCAAGGTAGCTGGCTTGAGAATGTCGCTGATAATCTGATCCAGGTGCCGCTCAGCTTCGGTGATGTGCATCAACTGGTCGTAGCACAATAGCGGCGTCTCCCAGTGCTGCTCCTCAGCGTAGTAGGTCAACCGATCCGCGCCCCAACCAATCTGGTGCTCTGTAGGATCACAGGGATTACCAATGCAGCCCGGACCATTGGAGATGCGCCGGGTCCATTGCTTAGTGGTATTCGGCCATACGGCACGAAAACGGTCCTGTGTGATTTCCACAGGCGTTCCCATTGGGGTTGTGCCTGTACTGACGTTATACAACCATCCGTCGGTCGGCCTGATATCGCTAAGAATTAGCTCATCGAATCTAGGCGTTTCGTCAACTAATAATTGGGTAAAGTCACATCCTTGGATGTTTGAATCTGGGCAGCTCAAGATAGTATCTTTCTGTTAAAAACATTTTTAGTTTCGATAGGTGCATAGGCACACACGTGCGAAGCATAACTATCGGGATGGTGTTTTTTTCAGAAGCCAGCACTTCGGCCCACCTAAGGCCCACTGGGACACGAGCTATATTTTTCGGGTCACGCGCTCAGTCAATGCGTGACTAGTTACTCCTTTACGACACTAACCTTGAAGTTGTCAACTACGATTGTGCAATTATTTTATCTGCCTGCTTATGGCAAGGTACGCACAACCACTCAACCACAAGCCAAAACTCCTTTTCATATCCCCTGTAGTGATGTGCTTCTATCGGACCTGAATTCGGACATTTGGAGCAGGTATTCGGCCTTATAAGTCTTCCATCAGCAACCGCTCTTTTTACTGCGGCGCGTGCAAGCAAAACGTGCCTATTTCCTTTATCGGAATGATATTTCCATGCACCGCCTTGTTTCTTCATCCATGCGCGATTTATTTCATTTGAACATGGCCTGCAATATTGAGAGCCTTTTGCACGAGGGTCCTGTTTGCACTTGCAGCAGAGTTTGTTTTTAGGATCACGCCTTCGTTTTGGAATTGGATCAACTCCCTTTAGCAATCTGTCGCAATCGTAGCAAAGCGCATTAGTTGCTGCATGGGGTTTGGATTTGCAATGCGAGCATAACGGATTTTCAAACAGGTATTTCACCAAATACTTCTTTTTGCACGTCCTACATCGCGTCTCTAATCCATCTTTGTAACGCGCTGATTTGTAAAATTCCGTCTCTGGCTGTGCGAATCCGCATATCGTACAAATCTTCATAAGTAATAAAGAAATCCCCACCCACCGTTAGGACCCGTAGGGAGACTACGGCAGTGAATGGGGAAATTGTTCAAAGTTCATGCTGTCCTAATCGCATGAGTCACTATGCCACACTTCAATCTGAAGTCAAGCGTGTTTTGTGATGGATGCGACCCCCATCGATAGTTACTGGGCCAGATATAATGCTCAGGATCAATACTGTGCCAACCATTTACACATCACCTCCTTTAAAGGGCGGCTCAGGATTTATATGAGGCACAATGCTTCGAGTAAGGCCCGTTCACGCATCTCGCGTAACACTATACCTAAGCCATTAAATCGGTTTGCCCATCGAGCGCAGCCGTTGGAACAATCCTTCCTTGCCATTTATAGGCGCGTTAGGCGTTGCCTGTGGCGCTTGTCCACCTGCTGCTGGAGTCGTTGCCTTATATTTTCCTAGCTCATCCCTAAGCGCATCACGTTCCTTGGTGAGCCGTGAAATATGCAAGCGCATCGGGCGCCATGCTGCGGCTTGGTTATACACCGCTGCCTGTAACTTCACAGCTTCCTTACGTTGCTCAGGTGTCAGGCGCGTATCGAGCACGTTCACGGAAAAAGCCTTATCCGCCATCTCGTAGCCCTTTTCCAGCCTCGTATTCCATTCATCATCGCCCTCTTTTGGTTTGAAGAATTCGCCGTGATTGGGATCGTTCAGTATCTCTTGCTTGAATTTGTTAAAGTGTTCCTTAGCAAAACTACCGGCCTGCGCCATGTACTGCTTAAATTGCTCGCGTTGCTGCGTCTCACGCTCCGCACCTGTTTTCTTAGCTGTCTCAATTGCTGCTGCCTGTGCATCGAGGTTCTTGCGAATCTCAGTCCTATGATTCATTACATCATTCGCAAGGTCGCCAAACAGATTATTTGAAAGTGCCCGCGCCTGATGCAGTGGCATATTTACTAATTCCATGAGCACATTTACATCGAATGATTTGGCCACGCCCTTGTCATCACTGAACGACAATCCTTGTAGCTCCTTCATCGCAGCCCCTACGGAAGCGACAAACGGTTCTTCGTACTTCTGTTTGAACTCTGCGCTCTTAACGTAATTGACGTGCCTGATTTCATCCTCAAGCTCCTTGGCGCGTTGCTCGGTCTTGGTGAGGCGTTCAAATGTCTTAGTGCGCTCCTCCTCGGGCATGACTTGCTTTTCAAGCTCCAAAGCACGTTGCTCAGCAGCTAAGGCGCGTTGCTTGAATTGGTCAACGAGCTTCCACGGAGATACCTTTTTGTTGTCCCCTGGTGTTTCGGGAACTGCACTTTTCTCAGCAGGAGTGGCCACTTTATCGGTCTTGGTAACTGCTGGAGTAGTTTCAGGCGCTTTGGCTTGTTCATTCTTTGGTGCCTCTGTTTTTGGCGCTTCAGGTGCCTTGGGTGTTGTAGGTGGTGGCGTTGCTGGCGCAGCGGGTTGGGCGCCCCCCATTTTACCACGCAACCTTTCAGATACACCTGCCCGCGCAGATCCCGGCTTGGGTGGCGCAGTGGTCGTATTGGATTGGCCTAACTGTATTTCGCCTGTTTGCGGAGGAGTCGCAGATCCAACGGATGCGGGGGGTTCTAATGTTTCTGTTGCCATATTAAGCTTTATAGTCTAAACCGCGATTCTTCGCAACCTGTGGCAGATCCATCGGCTTCTCGGAAAGGTTGCGAAATACCTTCAAAAACTCATGCGCCCCACGAAGCATCAACGCAGCAGGGATGGATTCATTGGCATTATTCACTTGGTCGCTCAGCAGCCTTGTCATCTCCAGCATGGCAAAGTCACACCCGCGCTGGAAGGTTTCAGAGTCCACCAAATCACGGTGCTTGTTGGTTTGGTCGGCAGAGAGTAAAAATCTCTCCTTCGGGCTGAGGTTTATTTTAGGAGGTGTGGTTGTCATTGGTTTTGTTCTTTAATTGACGGATGTTCTATCAAAGCGCATTCATAAGGAGCATCACGATATTGTGGGTTTATGGAAATATCTCCGTTTAAAGTTCTCATGAATGGCCACACCCACTTTTCTTTTGGAAACTCTGCGCCGGTATTTAAGCATTCGTGATACAGCATGGCATCTTCGTACGTTCTAAACCTTGGGGGAAACAACTTCATTTCCTGAAAGCTTTTCATTTTCCTAATAAGTTTTGTTTAACGTAGTCCACAGCAGCCTCAAGGGCTTCGTCGTAATTACTAGCCAATACCTTCAAGGATTTTTGAAATATTGGATCGTTGTCTTTCCACACGCGACGAATATCAATTGTGAAGATAATGCCTTCCTCATCATCGTGTTTGGGTCCGTCTATCGAGATTTGAAGCATGGCACCACAACCGATACCTCAACGTGTGGCACGATGCAAGACTTTATTCCGAAGAACTTTTAGCAGGCTTAGCACGCGCCTTGGTAATGTCGATAACAGCTTTAGCGCGGTTCTCAGCAATCTTAAGCTTTGCGTTTTGAGCTTTGGTTCGCAGATCCAAGGCTTGCTTTTGCTGATCCTGCTTTGTCTTCTGCTCGAAGCTAATTTGACGCTGAGCCGTTTTTTCCGCGTGACTTTGTTTTGCATTTTCAGCCTTTACTTGAGCCTGCATCATCATCGCTTGAACCTTGGCCATCGCTTCAGGATCTTGCCCGTTTCCATTCTGCTGCGCGGCGGCTTGTTGAGCTTGTTGCTGTTGCTGCATCAAAGCCTTAATCATGTTCGATACTTGGCCCAAGGCATCGCCTAATTCTCGTGCCTTCTGTTTGCTCTCAGGATCTTGCTGCAACATACCAATGAATGAACCTGCGTATTGGGCAGCGAGCATCAGTCCCATCACGTCCATTGGCGTACCAATCGAGCCTTGCTGTTGAATCATCTGTAATTTCTGAGCCATGAGGCGAATCGTGGTTTCTGCAACCTCGCTGGCGTTTAGTCCGGGCTTGGGAGTAACTGGAATGCCCTGCATCAGCGTACCAAAAGCCAATTCGCTATCGTGAACCGAATCGCTGACTTGCGGCTGATCGGGAACAAGCATTTTTGCACGTCCTGCGCTATCCGTAATCGCAAGGGTTGCATCACGCAGGATTTGCCTTTGCGCGGAAGGATCGTAGAGTTGATACATTTCAAGTAATTGCTGTGTCGCCTGCAATTCCTGAGTCTTTCCACCACTTCCAAGTACTTGTTCGTGCTCTGCGTCCCACGCTTCGGGCACCAGAATTTTCTCAGGCACACCTTGGCGCAATACATCATTCCTGAAAGCCCTCACATCTGGGTCTGAGGAATTAGGCTTTAGGAATCTTCGCAGCACCTCCATATCTTCGATGCCTTGATATTTGTACGCCTGTGAGAGCGCAGCACCAACTAGGGCGCTATCGGCGTTTACTTCCGCCATCACTTGAAATCGAGTTTTCTCTACACGATCAGGGGAAAAATCTCGGCGTTGAGCGAAGGTTCCGGTGCCAGAATCAATCATCTCGCGCAATTGCATCTGAGTTGATTGGATAAGCTCACCGTTGGGCGTCCACCGTTCCTGCTGTGGGATTATTTGCAGCGTTTGGTCAATGAATCCACGGTTGTAAAGGTTCACCTTCAAGGCACGTTGAACATCGTCGAGGTTGTTCACCCTGAAAAGCTGCATCAGCGTCTCGAAAGTAGCCTCAACGCTCTTGCAGTTAAGCCGGTTTTGTATCGTGCAAACTCCATAGAGCAACCATCCCAACGAACGCACAGAATGATAACGAAAAGGCGCAACTGAGCTTAGATCCGCAAACTGAAAAGACATTATCTCCTGCCATGAACGAGCTACTTTACGATCACCAGAAGTAAACAAGAACTGATCCCATGCAGGTTTCTTTGTCTTGTCATCAGGCGAGTGCAGATCCTTCATGTCCTCTCGCCGGTCAATGGAATAAGTATTTCCAGTAGGCGTTGGAGATGACCATGTGTCAATGATAATGCGCCTCACCCATCCTTGCTCATCACCTTCATCATTCCAGACGTAGATATCGAAAGTATTGACTACTGGCGCACGGTCATTCGCCCATGTTCCACCATTGCTTTCCTTGATCATCTGCTCGGTGCGTTCAGGCGTGTAAACGTCTGGCCAGTAGTTTCCACGCAGCATCGTGCTCTGTTCCTCAATCCAATCTAGGCAGCGTTGCACGAAATCCATGTTCCATCCTGGATCACGCTTGTTAGCCTGCGTGATTTTCATTAACTCAATTCCAGTGAAAGAACGGCGAAGATAGAAGAAGGGAAGATTTTCAAATCCAAGAAGCGTTCCAGAAGGTATTAGCACATCACCTACCCCCAACGAGCGCGGACACCACTTATCCTCATTTTCCCACACATTGGGCGCGATACCATGCAGGCAAAGTGAACCGATTCGACTGCGATAGGTTTCAAAATAAGGAACGCTTCGTTTGAGGTATTTGTTTAGCGATTCAGTTACCGTAGTGGAATATCCTTTGCGCTTATCGCGTGAACCAGCGTCAGTGGTGCAACGAAAATAGTTGCCAGTTTTGAGGAACCCATTGGCGAACTGAGTTCGAGCACTGTGCAAAGCCTTGGTAAGCGACAAGTCGTTGTAATTAACAGCAGTTTGATTCTGTTCAACTTCTTCAGGGGTTAATGGCGGATTGCCGTCAGAAAGTCCATCTATCAAAGCCCTGTTTGCGGAGCGCGGTGAGTCTGCAAAAATCAAATCATATCCGATTGAGTCTAAAAGACGCGGGGATTCGGTATTCACGGTATAGATTGCTTAAGTGCCAATGCCTCCATTGTCAATAAGAACCGTCCTGCCAGCGAGGGAAGGCACCAGCAGGACGGCAATGAACCCAAACAACCACACCTAATGTACAATTGCACCTTCTTACGCTGCATTCATGGTGTCAAACACTCTTTTTGCATCTCAAGCACAACATTGGTTTAAACACATCACCGTCTATCCTTCCCTCAACCCATCCATAGCATTTCGGGCACCAGTACCAGTTTCTATTCGTTCGATGACACCATACCTGCATTAGCCCAGCAACGGCAGTAACGTCCGTGCCTACTGGCTTATCACGCAGCAATGGGATTTGATGGTTCAAGTTTCGCCAGCTTTCGATTCACAACATCAGCTAATTCCTGTGGGTCAATCTGTCCGCAAGGTGGATTGTAAGGGTCAATTGGGCACCGATGCCGTTGACAGTTCAAACAATCCAAATCCCTTCGCTTCACTACTTCAAAGTCACTTAATGGCGAGAGACGCAAATGCACGTCATGGCTCTGGCTGATTACCACCATTGGAACGCCATAAGCAGAAGCAATGTGCATTGGCCCTGTATCAACGGTGACGACAAGATCGGCTATGGAAATGAGATCGGCGACTCTACTAATATTTCCCACACCCATACGCACGTATTTTTGTGGCGGAGGATGCTCTCCGAGCCAAAAGCACCACGGATCTATGCAGTAAACGAACTTTTCCCACAACGCATCAGGAACACATCTGGTTTGAAAAAGAGAACGCGGCACAATCATTACCCACGGACGACTATAAGAATGTCTGTATCTTTCCTCAATTGCCGCCCGATCTGATTCTCTCATTACTAGCTTCGGGGGTTTCGGAGGGTTAGTCATTGAAATACTCACCCCGATGCGATTCAACTGTATCGCCGCTGCCATCATAAATATACCAAGAAAGTGCGCTACATGTGCATTCGCATAATTCTCGTAGCAGCCATCAAGATTAACGTCACAGTGACCCTTTGGAGGCTCAACACGCACTATCGTAGGATGCCGCCTAATTATCGGCATTACCTCTGGATGACATTGCCACACCACTTCGTGGCCCTGTTCGTGGAGCAGATCAGCGACAACGGTAGCGGCTAGACTGTCCCCGATACCCGCGGTCCTTCTCACAATTATCTTCATTCGATGATCTTTGAATGGTTAAAATTCCACGGCACAAATACCTGCTTAAAAAATCCCTTCTTATCATTGCAAACCCAAAGTGTTCTCATTGATCCATCATCCATCTCTGCTGTACCGCTATCAAATTGAAGCCCGTCATGTTTTCCACCGCGCTTTATGATGGTCATAAACCCATCATCCTTATTGACCCCAAACCTTAAAACCTTCATAACTTTCGATGCTCCGCGATTTCAGATTCGTTGGGCCTCTGATGCCACATGGTCACGCCCTCAAGGAACCAGGTTTTCCACCCATTATGTTTCAACAGCAAATGCCCATTCACGTCGAATGGTCGCGGAAACTCACTGGCGTACTGCTTCCAACAAAAGCGTGGGAATATCGGATATGCCTGAGCCTCGGCTCGTGGGTAAACTGATTCACGCAACTTGGAAATCGCTGGTTGAACGATATAACCCGTAGTTGGCACCTTGCGTAGTTCGCCCATCCAATCTCCTTCCACTACCATGTCATCGCCGCCAATCCAGACCCATGTTGCATCTGACCTTTCCTCAAGCTCACGGAAGAAATGCTTATCCAATGAGCCATACCCTTCAAGCCGTGGTCCGATGAAGCATTTAGCCATTGGATACTCAAGCTCAATATCCTTAGCGGCAGCTACACTTTCCACATCATCATCATCGAAACGCATCACGATTTGGTAATCGTAATACGAACCTGTTTCAGTGATATTTTTGAGCGTGCGTAGCAATGATGGCACGCGCTTACGGCTAGGAATCATTAAGGATACGAGATTAGTCATTCGAAGTGGGATTGGTATTGTTTAAAGGCTTCCAGTGAACGCGGCGGCAATCTGTCCAGCACCGCATTCTTATTCGTGGGCACTTCCTTGACGATAGCGAGGTTATTTTGCATCCCAATAACTTCATTGAGCAGGTCGGTTACAAGATTATGTTCGTTGCGTTTCTGAACCACCGTAGGACCGCTATACATCACGCGGAAACCTTGCGCTTGCACATGGTAACTCGCCCAAATATCGTCCATTCTCCCAATGCCTGGGAACATGAAATAATGCGGCATCACCTCTTTGCTTAGGAAAGTGTTTTGTGAATTGAAAGGGGATGGCTTGTTGCTGGTGTAGGGAAACGGTGGGGTTTTAAATCTGCACTCTGATGTATCATAAGCCAGCCTGCAAATCGCATCCACGTCCGGCTCTCCATTCCATAAGTCCGCTTGCACATCGCACTTTCTCACCCGCCTACTCACTTTGATAAGTTGCTTATATCGGTCTTTGACAAGTTCTAATGGAAATCCACGATGCCAAAGCCTTGAATGGACCGTGATTTGCAATGGATCAAATGCATCCTCGCTCAATCCGTACTCGTCAGATTGAACATCCTGACCAACAAAAACCTGTTTTCCCCAATTTTCACCGGGAATGTTATCGTCATCAATTGTAGCCACAATGTCCGCCTTAAGTTCCTTGCACGCGAACAGGAAAGCGAAGTTGCGGCGTTGAATACAGTTCCAGCCGATGAGGTCAGAAAGCTTTGTATCCATTGCCTCCTGATCTGCGTCACTTAGATAGTGGAATCCAATCAATGGGCTTCCAATTCCATTCTCGTATGATTCAGGGGTATTTTTATCTCCCGCGATTACCAATTCCCAATCCCTCATCGCACAAAATGCAATCAAGGCGGGCGTAGGTTCGTGAATTGTCGTAGTGCAAATGACCTTTTTCATGGCGCGATATGTAGATCCGTAAACCCTTCCAGTTGGCTCATTCTTGGCCAGTTGCCTTCAACAAAATTGTCGCAATGCTGATTAGGCACGCCGCCCTTCATTCCTTCAATCACGGGAGAGAATATGCGCCCATCGCTCAATGTAGCGGCCCACCACGAGAATGTGGAATTTGCACGGAATAACACTGGCGCGGTCATCAGGCGGTAGAACGACGGCAAACAAACTTCAGTGGTGCCAAGACCGGATGCCCATGAATCACCACGGAATGTTGGGATTTGAGTAGGATGCAAAGATGATTCCAGATCGTAATTAATTGTTCGCGCATTATCGCGCATTGCCTTTATGTATGACGCTAGTGAGATACATATCATATCAGCGCTTATGTAATCATCTCCAGCGCGAATATTAATTATTGTCGTGCTTGGCTCGCACTTCGAAGGCTGCAACCGTTCCAACACTTCAGGCTTAAACGCGAACCATTCCCTGACCTGTTTGCGCGTGTAAATCAGTGAGGATTGTCGTTGGTGCAAATCCTCGCCTAAATCTAAATCGGGCTTGTATTTGTCAGGGCGCACAGCTTCAGGTACGCCAGCAAATACGCGCTCTCCAATCCAAGGAGGCAAGGATACTTCGTAGCCATTCTGTTCGGCGTAGGCGCGAAGGTAAGCGTACTGAAAACAAAGATTTCCCAGGCGTCCCGTTAATGGCATGGTCACTGTGGGCATCTTACCGCTTTCTAAAAATTATGTGGTTTGCGAAAGCCTTAACTATGTCGCATTGAGCGGATACCATACCAACTGCTTTCTGAGTTGATTCCCATGTCGTATCATCAAAAAAAATCAGCCCACCAGTTTTAACTCTCGGTAAATACAGCTCCACATCTCGGCAAGATACTACTTCGCTGTGATTCCCATCTATCGAGATCGCCCCCAAGTCGCTCATCATCCAATAAACATCTTGCGATCTAGCCCGAACAGTTGTCACGATGTTTGCTAATCCTAATCGAAAAACATTCGCCGCAAATTCTTCATATATTTCATCCAAGTCCACCTTTGCCCACCACTCTCGGTTAGCCTCGTTTTCGCCTTCCATACACGGCTCGCAAAACCAAGGATCGATGCCTACAATTTGACCTGCCCCAAGGTATTTAAGAGTAAGAGCTATTGGAATTAGTTGCCTTCCGTGAAAAACTCCGATTTCGCAGCATCGCAGCGGCTTTTCTTCTAGCACCAGTTTCGCAATCTCCAGCACGCGATCTAATTCTGCCCACCCTTTAAGAGAGTCGAACTCCGTTTCGATCTGCTGGCGTAAATCGTCAGGCAGGCTCATGGCGTGAATTCTGCAATTGGCTGATGATCCCACCAATCAACAATCGGCATCCGAGATGGAGGAAATGGTTTTCCAGAAAGCGTATCGGCGCGTAGTTGTCGTATGCCACCTTCAAAACAGTTATCGAACTTTTTCATCCCACGCACCATTCCAATCAGAGCATGACTTTTATCGGCGGGTGATTGGCCCTTGTCGCGTCGAATCATTACTTTTCCAACGCTATGAAATTCCTCGCTTTCATACGTCATCATGCGCCTATCGTACTTCAAGTGAGCACCATTATTGGCAAGGACCACGCCAAGGCAACAATCCTCAAAGGCGATCCCCCCAGTAATTTCCGGCCAGCCCTCTACATCAAGGAAAGTGTTCACTGGACCACCACATGAACAACCAAAAAGCCAACCACCCTCGCATGGAACAGGTCCAGAATCGTTACCGTAGCCATATCTGTGATCCAATCCGCCTGGATCGAAATACCTAACTTCACCATTTTCTACTTTGAGATTCTTAACCTTGTGATAAGCACCACACACGATGTAATCGCTTTTCATCATGTCGCGCACGCCATTCATCCAAGTAGGTAGCAACACACTCAGATCATCCACGAAAACAACATGCCCGTCTGAAGCATGACAGAGGCCAGTATTCCTCGCACTGGCCGCATTAAACCAATCTTCTTTCGTAAGCCGATTCGGTCCCTGATAGTGATTCGGTTTCGGAGCTACCCACACTGTTTCAAATGGTAAACCATCGAGAGGTAGTGGACGTTCATTGCGATAGAAGTCCACAATGATGAGCTTCACATACACGTCACCCACTTGCCGCTTCAGGCTATCGAGAAACCATTCGATTTTGGGGTCTTCGCGTGTGGTTGAATACACTATACTCAAGCTCATAGGGGCGTCATAAGTTTTTCAAGATCTGAATGGTTAGGACAGAAATAAGCAGAACAAAGATCGTTCACGCCTAGTGTCACGAGCCATTCACCATGCCTGAGTGTGGCACCCTGACAGAAAACTACAAGAGGTTTCCCTGGTGCCCAAGTATCTTGTCGAGAGCCGCACAGTAATGGATCTTTTGTGTATCTTGTAATCCTAAATGGAGGCTTGTCCTCAAAGGCATAGCAGCCAGTAAAGTATCTTCGTCCACCACCGTGCGTCCAATCAACGGAACTGTGGTAAAAAGTAAAATACTCATCCCCCACAAGTACCGGCGGCGTTCCACCACGTATCTGCCCCCACTGCCATCTCAACTGAGGCTTGGTTTCCCATCTCTGAACCACCCGGAAATTCCAATCAAATTCCGCTACATTATGTGGATCTGCGGAGTAGATGAGATGCGGCTTGTCATTTATCGGTTTCCACAACCAATTCTTTTCCTGCCTCTTGTTATTGTAACAATGCTGCCCATTTCCGCCATACACTGGATCGTAGCGTTTCACCAAATTCCAATCATCATCGAACTCACAGATGATTTGATGCGCTCCTGAACCTCGCGGTGCCCAAATGAAATTCGTGCAACTGATGTAAGTCTTTCCATTGTGATAAAATCCTCGTGGATCTTCAAAATGCTCGTCGCTGTAAAAGGCGCGGATGAGCAAAGGCTTGGCATCTGTCGGCACGGTGCCATTTACCAGCTTGAACACCACAATGTCATTCAAACCAAATGGACAATGCTTATACGCACGCGAACGGCGCACCAAGAGCCAATCCCCATCGGGCCGTGCCACAAATCCACAGTTAAAGTAGTCGCATCCAACTTGTGGAGGCAGTGCGGATTTGGAGAAATCGTAGTAGGCGACTAACCAAGGTGTCTGAGCACAAATTGACGGTGGGTCATTTGGATCGAATCGCGGGCGCTGAACCGAATTAGTAGAAATCAGAAAACAACGCGGACTCACTACGGATGAAAGTGTAGCGGTCACAAAACAAGAAATGACTCAATCCTACGCAATCGCTTTTATTAGGTCAATGGGTTTCATAAACGTTTGGCAACCAGGCTTGGCCTTTCTGCATGAGCGGCCTGCATAAATTCATCCGCATCTGAGGAATTTGCGAAATAAAGGACCACCGGAAAAGTGCCTTCTAGTTCCTCGGTTGGTCGCAGTGGATCTATTGCATTAACGGGGAGGATCCATCTAGTTTTTGCCTTTTCAATTTTGTAAGCCCCACACCTACGGCACCACATAACGCAATCGCTGATTATATCGACCTGTATTGGTAAATGCTTGCAACTCATATTCAATGATAGTCATCGTCAAAACTGCACCGCTCCTTCCATTTTCTGCCACAAATTCGGCAATGGCATTCATCTTGGTCCCCGTCGCATTCATCAACATGCGCATGCTGTCTGCAATTGTGCGGCGCGACCCCTTGTTGAATTGGATTCGCTGGGTCAAGGGGTTTCATGGTTTCCATAGGCTGAGTGTTTTTAGGAAGGCTTGGGCACATTGGGAAGCTTTGGCATTTTCACAACAGGCCACAATGTCTTCATTTAACGAGGAAGCATCGCTATTCGTTGTGCTTCAGGAATCATAATTCGCGTTTTATCCAACACCACTCAGGCAATTGCTCTCGCACCTCGTCAGACATCTTGGAACGGATTCGCGTAATAGGTAGGAAAATCTTTAATTTCAACGGACACGAACAGATCGAACAAATGGAAAGACCGTCCGAGTTTGGTACATCTAAGTTCCACCCCCTTAACTGCTCCAATCCTTTTCTTATCGCCTCGCTTGCGCTTGTGGTGAATATGTCGAGCAAGGACTTTGTTTTTTGATTATATGGACATGCGAGGCATACTTCAGCGCGTTGGGTTGCTATTTTAATCGGAACTGCTTCTTCTTTGCTTTTAACAAAGTCAATGATCACAGGGCTACCGCTGGCCACAACACTTTTTAGCCTTCCCAGGAACCGCTGATTCTGTGGACGCTGCGGTTGGTTGAAAGGGACAGCAACGGGCTGACCTCCATCAGCCAAGAAGTTTTTCCAGCCCATTTGCTGGCAATGCAACGCAATCGCCTCATCCACTTCATCTCTTATTGTAATCTCATCGGTACTCCAGCCATGTTGCTGCGTAAGCGCGGGATTAGCGAGGCGTGCTTGTTTCAGCCCCGCTGCGATTTCCTCCACGCTCGCCCACGGTCTAGCACGATACTTGAGGATGGGATCGTAGAACTTGTGCCCACCTGGAGTTTGTTTATTTCGGTCTTTTAGGCGCGGCATAAATTAAGTTTCAAAACACGGCGCGTAATCCTCCTCAGACTTGTCAAAGGTCCAAGCAACTGCCTGACGCGCTCTTTCCATCGTCGGAGGCACGCGAAGAAAGTAATCTTTGAACTCCCCAGACGGTTCGGGAGTTGAATTTACTACTTTGACCATTACCAATGGTTCGTCTCCTGAAATCTCCTTTCGATAGAGTGTGCCAAAGTCGTCTCGATGAATTTCTTTTGCCCCCGACTCCAAGAGGAATCTTTGCTGCCCAAACCTTTGAATAATTACGCGCCGGACCTCGGCGTTAGTCGCGGATTCAATATCTCGCAAAGCGATCGACTCTGGAGATTCGATAACATTTTTTGGAACGGAAACCCCATGCCAGTGGTGCAGTGCCCAGCCATCGCGGTATTCAATGGACGGACCATTTTCGCAATGAAGCCTTCCTTCCGAGTCTCGATTGATTGCTTTTGGGCGATCTGAAATCGCACATATATTTTCGTGCCACCAAACCCACCCACAAGATTTGGTCAGGGTTTCGTCAATTTCGAATTTTGAAAGCTCCTCGCACTTCCATCCACATACGTCTCTAAAGAATGAAATGTAGGCACACCATGAAGCCCAGAAAGCACCGCCGCGATAATTGGACAATCCCGACCCGACCTGCGACTCGACCTGCGACCAGACCTGCGACCCGACCTGCGACCCGACCTGCGACCAGACCTGCGACCAGACCTGCGACCAGACCTGCGACCAGACCTGCGACCAGACCTGC